TACTTCGATTTCACGTTCACGGCTGGAGCGAGCCCGAGCCTGTCGCTCTTGCTCGGCAACAACGCCAACAGCCTGCCGATCAGCTACTTCGTCAACGGCGTCCTCTACGACAACGTGGCGACTGCATCAGTGTCGAGCCTCGCGATCAGCGGTCTCGTCGCAAACGCGGTGAACACGGTTCAGGTGTACGTCCGGTCCAGCCCCTCGACCTCAATCTGGGGCGGGACGAACACGCTGCAGATCCAAGGCGCCCTCCTCGACAGCAGCTCGACGCCAGGCATCGCCGCCGCTCCGACAAAATGGGTGCTCTACGGCGGCGATAGCATTAACTTGGGCTGGGTCGTCGACAGCGGGACATCCAACTTCCTGCATTCCTCGACCTTCCTCGTCATCCAAGAGCTGCGCCGCCAGGGCTACGATGTCGGTGTGGTTGCGGCGACCGGCTCTGGCTTCACGGTCACCGGCAACGGCGGCGTTCCCGCCCTCTACGCGATCTCTGGGGGGGCCTATGCGCCCGTTTCCAGTCGGTGGAACCTGCTCGATAGCGGCGTGTCGCTGCTCGACAGTGCGAGCCAGATCAGCGGCTACGGGGGCACGGGCCAGACGCCATCCGCGATCCTGTGGAACTACGGCACCAACGACGCGCAGCAGGGGGCCTCGGCCGCCAACATCCAGGCTTCGGTCACGGGCGTTCTCGGCGCCTACGTAACGGCCGCGCCTGGGGCAAAGATTGTCCTCGTGCCCGGCGCCCCGTTGACGGCGGGGACGGCCAGCAATGCCGCCACAACCCAGGCGGCGATGCTCGCCGGCTTCAACGCTGCCGTGACGGCCAACCCGACCGCGTCCCTGACCTACTTCGATCTCGGAAAGGCCAGGGTCAGCCAGATCTACACGGTGTCGGGGTACTCCGTGGACAGCCTGCATCCAGCGCTCGCGGGCAATGCTTTCCTCGTTGGCCCGCTGCTGGGGGCGATCACACAGCAGCTCGGCATGGCTGCAGCCAACAGCAACGTGTTCCTTCCGCAGTTCCGGGCGGGCTTCCGCTGATGCCCCTCTCCTTCGCCCTGTTCGGCAACACCGGGCAGGGCACCTTCGTCACCGGAGCATGCTGTGGCTGACGACAAGCTCTTCCCCGACTCCACCGCGCAGGTGAAATCGGCCTTCGCCGCCACCGTCGACAATCCGCTGATCCTCGCGGACGGCACCTCGACCGACGATGGCTCGCCCACGCTGCTGCGGATGGTCAACCAGATCGCCGACGAGCTCGACCGGCCCGACCTCCTGGGCCCGATCCGCAACGCGATCCGGGGCGCGATCGGCTTCTGGCAGCGCCAGCGGTTCTCGTTCAACGACGGCGTGCTGTCGTTCGCGACCGTGCCGGGTCAGGCCGGCTACGGCGGCGCCTATCTCGCGGGTCAGCCGATCATGCTGGCCATCGACAGCGCGATCCTGCTGGACGATGGCGGCAACGTCTGGCCGCTCGCCTGCGTACCGCTCGCCGATCTTGAGTGGATCAGCGACCAGGATCAGCGCTCGGTGCCGACCTGCTACGCGAAGTTCTCGGAGGGGTATCGGCTCTACCCTGTGCCGGATCGGATCTACACCGTGCGCCTGACCGGTCACGTGCAGCTGGGCGCTCCGGCAACCGACGCCGACAGCAACGCCTGGACCGATGAGGCCTACGATCTTATCGCCGCCTACGCGAAGCGCTACCTCGCCCTGCATCGTCTCAAGGACACGTCGCTCAAGGCGGCGATGGATGTAGCCGTGCAGGAGGCCTCGGCCTCGCTGAAAGGGATCACGACGCGCCGAACCACCACCGGCGTCGTGCGGAGCTACAACCTATGAGCGCGCCGATCCCGCTGGCGGCCTGGGAGCCGGACAAGGCCTCGAACGACGCTTCGGTCAGCGCGCTCGCGATCAACGCCTTCCCGCAAGTGAATGGCTGGGGTCCGGTCCCGTCGCCGATCCCGTTCGGCTTCCCGCTGCCGGACGTGTGCCGGGGCGCTTTCGACGTGCGCAAGGCCGACGGTACCTGGGTTCACTACGTCGGAACCGCGACGAAGCTCTATCGCTCGAACCCGGCCACGCTCGGCTGGGACGACATCTCCGGCCCGAGCCCGTACCTGTTGCCGCCGGAGGATTACTGGAGCTTCGCCCTGTACGGGCCGCTCCTGATCGCGACCCATACCGGGGCGCCGCCGCAGACCATCGACATCGAGAACGACACGGCGTTCGCGGATCTGACCTACACGTCGCCGGATCCGCCGCCGCACGCGCGCTTCGTGGCGATCGTGAACGAGTTCGTGTTCTTCGGCGGCCTGCTCGACAATGAGGCCGCCGTGCAGTGGTCGGCAATCGCGGACCCGCACTACTGGACCCCCGGGATCAACGACTCGGACATACAGATCCTTCCGGACGGCGGTCGCGTCACCGGGTTGGTCGGCGGCGACACGCTGATCGTCTTCCAGGAGACCTCCATCCAGCAATTCGTGTTCGCCGCCGGCACGGCCGCGGTGTTCCAGCGGACCAAGATCGAGGACGCGCGCGGGGCCATCGCGCCGTGGTCCATCGTGAAGGTCGGCGCGGCGATCTACTTCCTCGACCGCGACGGGTTCTACCTGTTCGCCGGGGGCGCTTCGACGCCGATCGGCAAGGAGCGGGTGAATCGCTGGTTTCAGTCCCTGCGCGATCCGACTTTCGCGGAGACCACGGTCGTGGTCGCGGATCCGACCGGGTCCCGGGTGTTCTGGGCGTTCAAGTCCGTGGGTGGTTCCGATGCCACCAAGCTCGATCTCGCGTTCTGCTACGATTTCGCCCAGGACCGGTTCGCCCAGATCAGCCTGCCGCAGCCGATCCGGTACTGGTTCCGCGCGCAGACCTCGCCCGTCACGCTCGACAGCATCACCCAATCCGTCGAGGGCTCGGCGCCCTACGATTTCACCATCGGGCTCTCGCTCGACAGCGCGATCTTCTCGGGCGGTGTCCCGTCCGTCGGCGTGTTCGGCCTCGACAACAAGTACGCCCTGCTGCAGGGGCCGAGCCTCGAGGCGACGCTGGAGACCTGTGATGCGCAACTCGCGCGCCCAGCCCGCGCCTACGCCCGCGGCGTTCGTCTCGACAGCGATGCGGACAACTGGTTCGTCAGCGTCGGCACCCGGGAGAGCCTGGCCAAGAGCGTGCCGGTGCGGTGGCGGACCGAGACGGCGCCGAACGCCGAGCGGTTCGCCTACTGCCACGCGTCGGGCCGGTATCATCGCGCCCGGGTGCGCATCCAGGCCGGCGATGCCTGGACCTACGCCAAGTCCGTCGAGCCCGATGCGGTCGCGGAGGGCATGCGATGAGGGCGGTCGCGCGCAACGCCACCACGGCGCAGTTGGCCGACGCCGTAGCTGACCTGGCGACCGGGGCCTCGAACGCGACCGGGACCTTCACGCTCGACCCCGGGGCCACGGTCACCGCGGTGAGCGACGGGGTGGCGCGGCTCTGCACCGCGAACACGCGGGTGTTCCCGGTCCCGCGCAGCGCGGCCGCGGCGGCATCTGGATGGTGGGTCTCGTCCGTCGAGAAGGGCGGTTTCTCGATATCGCATCCGGCGGCGCCTGCCGGCTGCACCTTCGACTACCTGATCCAGCGCGCTGAGTCGTGATCCTGACGCCCGTGCCCATGCACCTTGTGCCGCTCGCGTGGCCTGAGGTGGCGCCTTGGCTCGCTGCGGCGTGCGCCCGGGTGGCCAGCGAATATGTGCCCGCCGATCTCAAAGCGATCTGCGAGCGCGGCGAGGCCGGACTGATCCTGATTGGGCTGCCCGGCGTCGCGCCCGTGGCTGCTGGGATCCGGCAGATCCGGGATCACCGGAACGGCAAGCGATCCTGCTGGGTGCTGGCGGTCGGCGGCGCTCAGGCCGGCCCGTGGCGGGATGTGATGCGGGTCATCGAGGCGGATGCGCGATCCAAGGCCTGCGACACCATCGAGTTCGTCGGCCGTCCCGGGTGGGCGCGGCTTCTCCCCGATTTCGAGTGCCGGCGCGATGGCCGGAGGGCGGAATACATGAAGAGGCTGACCTGATGGGCGGCGGCACCAAGACCCTGACCGAAACGTCTCACCAGGAGACGAGCCCGTGGGCCCCCGCGGTCCCGGCGCTCAACAACGTCCTGAGCGATGCGCAGACGCTCTACCAGGGCGGCGCGGGGACCGGGATCTATGGCGGACAGCGCGTCGCGCAGCTGGGCGACGACAGCCTGACCGGTCTGCAGTCGTTGCGCGATCAGGCCGCCTCGGACAATTCGGGCGCGCAGGCGACGAGCTACCTGCAGGGGCTGCTCGCGTCCGGTGGCATCTCGCCGACGACGCAGCAGGGCCTCGGCATGCTGGCCGGCGTCCCGAACGTCGACACATCGCGCCTGTCGGCGTTGGCGGACCAGATCGGCTCAGCCTCGAACCCGATCAACCAGACCGCCGCCGGCTTCATGTCCGGTTCGCGGGATCTGACCACGATTCCTCAGCTGCAGAGCCTCTTCGACAAGTCGCAGCAGACCTCGTCGGCCGAGACGAACCTGTCCGGTGTCGCTGCCGGCCAATACCTCGATCCGACCACGAACCCGTATCTCCAGGCGGCGATCGCGGCCTCGAACCAGAACGTGTCGAACGCGCAGAAGGAGGCGTTCGCCTCGTCGGGCCGGTACGGCTCCGGCAACTTCGCCGCCGCGACCGCCAAGGCGATCAACGACACCAACACGCAGCTCTACGCCAACCAGTACAACCAGGAGCGCCAGAACCAGTTGGCGGCCAACAGCTCGATCGATGCGGCACGACAGGCGGCATCGAGCGCCGGGCTCGGGATCACCAACGCGATTTCGGGTGTCCAGAGCACGAACAACAACCAGCGGCTCGCCGGCGCCAGCCTGGGCCAGGGCCAGCAGGCGGCGCAAGCCGGCGTTCTCGGGCAGGTGCTCGGCGGCGACGAGTTCAATTCGAACCTCGGGGTGACCAAGGCCCAGGGCTTTATCGGCGCGGGTCAGCAGGGCCAGGCGCAAGCGCTATCGGCAGCGAGCGCGCTGCCGGGGGTCGATGCCTCTCGGTATGTGCCCGGCCAGACGCTCCTCGGCATCGGCTCGGCGCTTCAGGGCCAGGATCAGAACAACATCAACGCCGCCATGCAGCTGTTCCAGGAACAGAATCAGATGCCATGGCAGAGCCTGCAGAACTACGCGGGCCTCGTCGGTGGCATCGGCGGTATGGGCGGCACAACCGACGGCACCTCGACCAAGCAGGTGCCGACGCAGGGGCTCGGCCAGACGCTGCTGGGCGGCGCGCTCGGTATCGGCGGTCTTGCCACCAAGATTGCCCCGCTGCTCGGCCTCTCGGACGAGCGCGCCAAGGAAAACATCGAGCCGGTTGGCAGCCTGCACGATGGTCAGACCGTCTATCGGTACAACTACAAGGGCGATCCGCGGGCGCAGATCGGCCTCATCGCACAAGAAGTCGCGCAGCACGTTCCGGACGCTGTCGGCGAAATGCCCGGCATGGGCGGGCTGCTCGGCGTCGACTACGCCAAGGCGACAGCCCCATCCGCGGCCATAGCGCGGGGAGCCGCATAGATGCCCTCCTTTAATTTTCCTCCGACCCGAAAGGCTCGCCCGTGAGCGATGGTATCCCCTTTGGCGGCGCTTCCCCGTCTTTCCCGGGTGGGATGTCCCCGGAGCAGATCGCGGCTATCCTTCAGACGCTGAGGGCCCAGTCGGGCGGCGATGATGTTGCCGCCGCGCCGGCGCAGGCCGCCCCCGCCGGCCCGCTCCTCGCGGGAACGCTCGGCCAAGCGCCATCCATGCTCGGGGGCCAGATGGGCGCTCCGCAGATGCCTTCGCTGCAGCCCGAGGGGCCCGCCCCGGCGCCGAGGATCCCGACGTTGCTCGGTATCGAGCCGCCGCAGATGCCGGCGAACGGCAACAATGGCCGCCCCGCTGGCATTCCGCCAACGGCCAAGCCCGCCTCTGTCGCGGCTGGGGCGGCACCGGATGCTGGGGATGGCGAGGACACGCCGCCAGTGACCACGGGCGCGATTCGTCCGCAGGCAGCGGCGTCGATCCCGGCCCCGCCGACGGCGGCCCCCGCCGGCCCGCTTGTGAGAGCTGCCCCGCTCGCAACCCCGTCCGCGCCGGCGCCGGCCACCTCCCAGGCTGCCCCCGAAGGACCGACCCTGCTTCAACGCCTCAACAACGCCGGCATCGGC